TCTTGCGTACTCTTTCTCTTTTATATTCAGAGTACCCAAAAGTATCAGTATTAACTATTGCTCCTGATTTTTCATCACGAAACAGGTTTTTATGTCCTTCAACTGGTATCATGCTTTTTTAGTAGTTCCTTTTATTAAATCTAATTCACTTGGTTTTTTAGGATTCGTAATATCCTTATATTGTGAATTAATCTTATCATCTTTTTTTAGTTTTGCTTGTTTTGGTTTTGGTATAGGTTCTAATTTCTTATACCTACCACCAGGACCAAACATGTTCCTGAATCTCCAACCATCTTGTCTAACATTAATCACTTTATTAAGGGCATCAGATGCTTCTTCTAAAAATTGTTTGAATGTTTTATTTTCTGTTAACCTCTGATGTTTAGTTCTTTTTAACTTATTCAATCTATATTTTGCAATTTTTGCTGATGGACCAGGAACAACTGGAATTATATCTTGTGCTTTAGCAATTCTTTCTGTTTCAGTTCCAGCATTTCTTAAATCTTTCCATCCTTTTCTAATAGATTTTTTATTCACTACTACATCCATGACCTCACCTTTATCTTTTTTCTTAAAGGGATTTAATACATTCTTTAATTTTTCATTCTCATATCTAGCACCTCTTTTTGCATATATACCCGCTTGTCTCTTTCCTTCTTTAGTACCAGTTGCAAAATATGCATCTACACCTGGTCTTGCCTGATTACTTTTTGGTTTCCATCCAGTTCTTTTTATCCAATCTAAAGTTGCTGGATTGTTCTTATATTGCTTCATAACATCCATATTCACACCTGATACTGCAGGAGTTACACCAGTTTTTTTATATTGTGCGATATTTTTTGCTGATTGTCCATGAAAACCACGAACCATTGTTCCTCTCTCAACTGCTTTATTAGCGAAGAATGGATCTATAGTTCTACGTGGTTTTTTCTTTAATAACTTTGCAACTTTTTTAAATCCACCTTTTTTAGCAAGTTTGACAGCACCCTTTACTGCTACTTTAGCAAGAGTTCCTAAACCTTCATCAAATTGTTGAAATGTTTTCATTACGCTAAAGCAATTGCTCTAAAGTCCATAATCTTAACTGGAGCACATTCGTTAGTAGATGTCATAACCACTTTGATTACAAATCCACTAAACTGCTCTAGTTCATCAACACTGAACTGATACTGTGAGAACTCTCCTCTAATGTTCTTATCAACAAAAGCATCTGGTCTACCATCATTATTAGCAAGATTGATGATTTCATCACCGAATCCGTCACCATCAGTATCCCTTAAATTCTTATATCCAGGGAATGCTCTGTAAACTTGATCAACTCCAGTAGAATCTGCAGTGAATAGTCTATAATAAACTCTAAAGTCTGCTTGTGCTTCAACTGATGCTCCAAGTAATACTTTCAATGAAGTTGCTGGTTGCTTAAGATCAACTCTCTTGGATATAAAGATAGAACCATGTGGATCATTACTTAATCCAGTTGTTCTTGTATCAGTTGCATAATTTTCAACACCGATAGGATTATTAATCTTATTCCTACCTAAAACAAACATTGCGTTCTTAACATCCAAAACTGGAGATAGATTAGGATCAGTTGATGTCATATCAACTTTAAGTGCTATTGATTTGTTTCTAGGTAAGGTTGTTAATCTTTCAACTTCATTAATTTTTGAAGCAGCCATTCTAGGTGTTGGGAAGAATGTAGTCTGATTTAGAATAGTTGGTTCAAATCCCTGATCGATAAATGATACTTCACTACCACCAGAACTAGTTCCACTAATTGTTCTAACTTGAGCACTTGCACGTGTTCCTTGACCAGGTGTAATTACATTAAATTGAGGTGATAAAGTACTAAACTGATGGTTCTGTGAAATACTAACTTCACTACCACCTATTCCTTTCTCACTAGTAAATGACATCTGTGCCTTACCAGTTGTTCTAGTTCCATTATGATCGATAGATGCTCTATCAACTTCCAAATAGTAATTATCAATATTGGAACTACTCCTTAAAGTTGTATTAGTAGGAACATTAAATGTTGTATTAATTCCAACTAAAGGTAT